TTAGGGAATGGATTCTCCACATACTCATCAGGATCTGCTTTTCCAGAATAGTACTCATGACGATTTTTTCTTACTGTTCTTTTTTTATTTTCTGCTGTTGCTCTAAGAATGGTTATTTTATTATATAAATCAAAATATTTTGCATGTAGGACTGGGATATTTAAAGATTCTGTATGAAGATTATCAACATCTATTTTTGAATCTTTTTCCCACATTGATTGTATTGTATCTAAGTCAATTGCCATTATTAACTATATTTTTTTGGTAGATGATTTCCATGTGTATCACATATATTATACATTAAATATTTAAAACTTACTACCGCAGTAAAATATTCTTCATCAGTATTGGTCGCATCAAAATTTAATGTAGAAAGTTGATATGGAAACATCCTTCTGAAATTAATTTGAAAATTTACTACATCGTTACTATTCAGAATGAATAAAGTACCATCTGAGTACAAATCTATATCATTTCCTTCATATCTTTGATAGCTATTTTCATCACTTTGCAAATCATATATTTGTGCAAGAGTTTCTGGAAATCCTAAACCACGTATCCAGTTCTGTATTTCCATATAATTCGACAAATCTTCATCAATTAAAAACTCAAGTTCAAAGTCCCCAAAACTCATAGTATCTCCAGGAATTGGAATAGGTTGAGTTAAGTAATTTGATTGCTCCGCAACTCCTAAAGTTATTTCCGGTATATTTGCTTTATTTGCAAAAAATGCTACTTTGGGAGCACGATTTAATGTAAATTTAAATTTTAATGACGAAAGAAAATTTCTATTTGAAATTTGTTTTTTTAGTCGAGACATTGTTTTTTAAATATTTAGATAAAAAAAGAGGGTCCGAAGACCCTCTGAGAAACTTATGTGAATTGGATCACATGAGGTTCTTAACTTGTACTCTTCTGTAGTAACGGTTTGAGTTAACTGTAAGAGCACCCAGACCTTGTGTACGACCCTCTGCGAATGGGTTTGCAACCATTCCATAACGGGTCTTAAAGCCGATCTTAGGCTGGAAAGTATTCTCTCCAACTGCACGTACCATCTGGAGGGGTACATATGGGCAATAGAAAAGACCTGCATCATATGGGCTGGAACCCTTGTATCCAACAACGTAGTATTGGGTAGCAGAGTTGTTTGCCGAATATGGGTCAATGTATACACGGAATTTGCCCATCAGAACACCAGCAAAGGTGTTACCGGTGTCATCAACGTTCAGGTTTGCGTTGAGTGCTGGGGTGTAGTCAAGTACTCCTGCCATGGTCAGTGCCGAAGCAACGTCAGCAGAGCACATGATTACGTTGCCCTTTCCTCTACGAGTTCTTTGTGCAATCTGGTTCGCATCTCTTTCGATTTGGAACAGAAGACCCTTGAACTTCTCAACTGACCAACGACCGTTGGAGTCAAGATCAAGGTCAAAGATACCTTGGGTTGCTGTATTTAAAGTTGCTCCAGTTTCTGCAACTTTATAGATGGTTCTGATGACTTCACGGTTGATTTCAGCAAGAATCTCAGTTGACAGAATGTTTGCCAACTCAGCTTCTGCATTCAGACCGTGGATTGCCTTCAGATCCTGAGCAAGCTCAAGGCTGTATTCTGCCTTCAGTGCTCTTGACTTGGCTTCGACAAGAATCTTCTCGATTGAGAATGCCATCTCGTTGAACTGATTTCCAGTTCCGTTGCCAAGATTCTCTGAATCACCAGTTGCCATTCCCTGACCAGTTGCATATGCTTCCTGAGTAGCATTGCTTGATGGATTCAGGAGTGATGGGTTTGAAGCACCTCCAGTCTTGCTGGTGCTTGTAGTACCCATACCAACAGCAGCACCTGTATGTGATGCTGTGAGGTTGAATCCATTATCCTGACCGGAGAATGAAGTATCTGGTTCATCGAACAGAGCTTCTGATCCAGACTGATTCTCGTAACGTGCTCTCATCGCAAAGATGAGTCCGGTTGGACCGTTCATTGGCTGAACTCCAGCCAAATCATAAGCAACGAGATTAGGCATTGAACGTCTGATCAATGAGATCAGAACTGGATCAAAACCTGCTACTGGACCGGCAGATGCGGCATCTCCAGAGAAACCACCACCAGTGCCTGCTGCAGGGGCTCCTGCGGCATTTGCGCTCATGGTTGGGCTTTCTGTGAGAAGACCACCAGCATTAAATGCTGATTGCTCTCTTAAAAATTTTTCTTGGTTTTCAAGCAGGACTGCGGTTACTGCTCTTCTGTGTGAATCTCTGATTGGATCGCATCCTTCGTGATTCAGAAGAGGTGCCCACTTTTCCTGCAATCTTTCTGATTGAAACATTGCGTTTACCTTTTACTAAAGTGCGGTTTTTTGTTTGAGTTAATATTAAATTCAGTTTTTTGCAACTGATGAAAGAGTTCTCAAATATGCTTCCATTGTTTGAGAATGGAATTCAGGTGCAATATCTACACCCTCTGAGAGTGTTTCAGTTGTTGCTATTGGAGTGATTGCCTTTGAAGGAAAATATGATTCCTTCAATGTCTCCAGTTTTTCACGATATTCTGTATCACTTTCAAACTCAACACTTTCGGCAAGTGAAGCGAGCTTTTCTTTCTGAGAAAGTGCAAGACCCTCAGCTACATTATCAAAGATTCCTTCAGCAACCGACTCTGCGAGACGCTTGTTTAAGGAGATATTTTTCTCAATTTGCTCGTTGAGTTTTGTCTCCATTTCATCAAGTTTTTCTACCATGCTCTCTAAAACATCATATTTCTCTTCAGGGATTTCTACATAATGTTCTTCAAAAAGACCCCTCATTCCTTGAATGAAGGATTCTGTCATTTCTGTTCTAATTCCTTGCTCAACTGCAAGTGAATTTTCATCTAACCATTCTTGAGCAACATACTCAAGATAGGCATCTGCTCTTTCTTCAAGAACAGTTTTGATTTCGGCAATTTCTTCTACCAATCTCTCTTCATAATGTGCTTCAAGAGATTCACGAATCTCTGAAACCTTAGAACGAAGAGCTGCTTCAAAGATAATTTTTGCCTTTTCTTGGAACTCTTCGGAGAGTTCTTCACCCTCAAGAAGAGCATTGACATCTTCTTCGATATCAAACTCTTCTTTCTTTACTTCATCCTCATCTTCGTCTTCGTCATCTTCATCATCTTCTTTCTTGGACTTCTTCTTAGATTCCTTTGAATCTTCCTTTTCGTCCTCTTTTGAATCTTCTTCCTCTTCTGCTTCTGCAATTACTTCATCATACTCATCTTCCAGTTCTTCCTCTTCCTTAACTGGTTTTGCCATCTTCTTCATTGGCTCGCCAGCAGTGCGAGAAACTGTAGAACCTCCTGTCGTTGCATAGTCAGGAGCCTTCTTCATACCTTCAGCAGCTTTTGCACCCTTTGTTACCACATCTCTAACTTGCTTCAATGGTGAAGATGCATCTCCAAGCTTTGCAGAATCATCATCTGATCTGTAATTATCTGGTGTTGGTCCACCAAGATCATTCCAACTTGTTGATTGACCATCGGGAATACCGGTAGTCAATTTCTTCATTGGCTCAGCTGACTTCGACCCTGCATTGACGGCAGTTTTGGATTGTGTAGTGCCTGCTTCCATTTCCTGTAAATTTTTACCACGGGACATTTGAACTCTCCGTAAACTCTTATTTTGGTTAATAACTATATTTATTTATAAATTAATGAATTACAACGAGTTTAAAAATTCGTTGAAAAGACTGAGTTTGTGCTCTTCAAGAGAACGTCTATCTACAAAAGTTTCTATTTTTGATCTCATTCTTGAAACTTTATGCTCTAAAACTCCATTATTCCATACCCATTCAACTCCTTCCATGATGCCATTTACAAATGCATCCGGTGCTGAAGGATCTGCAACGATGTCTGCCGCAGTTGCTAACATGAAATCATCATTGACAAGTTTTACCCCATCTCTTTCTACAAGAGAACCAACTCCTCTTGAAGAAACTCCAAGTTTTACACCTTCTCCAATTAAAGAAGATGCAATTTTTCCCATTGGAGTGTCAAGAATTTTTGCTTTTCCAATAAAATTATTTCCATCTTCCTTTAAAGATGTAATCATATGTGAAACTCGATCCAGATTTACTGTTGGTCCATCTGGGTGTCCAAGTTCGCCAAGAGCACGACCTTTTTGAATATAAGTTTCACTGTATCTTTTTACCTCTCTTTGGAGAGTTTCCATAGGATACATACGACCATTACGGTTCTTTATATTTGCTTGAAGAAAAGTTCCTTCAATATAAAGAGATTTTTTTCCGTTTCTACTTTCAGTAATAAAATTTACTGATTCTATTTCTTCGGTGATTAGTTTCATGAGATTAGTTGGTAAATCCTACTTTTGCTCCCAAAACAGCAGCATTGGCTGCATAAATGCAATGCGATGGTTGCTTTTCCAATATTTCTGATGTTTGTCTTAGGACTGTAAATGATCCAACAACAGTCCCACTTTGCTCCTCAACAACAGTTACCAAATAATCCGAAGTAGTCGCCGTGTTAATTAACCTAACGACTGTTGCGGAAGTAAAGCTGGTTGCTGTTCCTGTTGTTGTTGGAAGTGCCGCTTCTGCACCAGAAACTTTAATTCTATATGACATTATTATGATCGACTATTTATATAATATTTATTATTCTTTATTATTAAACAAAGAATTTGCTACTTGGGGTTTAATTTCATCAATCTTTTCTGAAGCTTTTGCGAACAGAACATCTTTGATGCTATCACTGATTTGTGATGGAGATGCATCCGAAATCATTAAATCAATAAGTTCTTCCATAATTCCTCTACTTTATTTCTTGCTATTTATACCCTTAACATTTTTTATTGTTGGTGATTCTGCATCAGATGAATTGAAATCTGGAGGATTTGTGTCAACTGGAACTTGTCCAGAAGCTCCATTTATCGCATCCACACCTGATGGTAAAGGAAGTCCAGTTTCGGGATCAATTGGAGCATTGGGATCTGGAATGATTCCCTTTTTAATTTCAGATTTAATTTTTGCATCTTCTTCAACTCTTTCACCGTCAGTTTGTCTAAGAATTTTACTTCTAACGTACTCCTGGGAAAAGTATTTTCCGATATAAGGTTCTGCAGTTGCCGCAAGATTTAATCTTTCGGTCATAAGTTCTGCATCTTTCAATTCGGAGAAATGATTATCATAAAGAAAATCATATTGAATATGCTCACTCATGCTTTCCCAATCTTCGGGAGTAATAATATTTTTGAGAAGTAATTGTGTTCTCAATAAATCATTGAATAAATTTGAAAATCTTTTTCTCAAACGTGCAACAAATTTAGTAAATTTAAGTTCGTCTCTTAAAATTTCAGAAGATCTTCCCAAGTTAAATCCACCCTCACCTTCCATTCTTGATGGAGGAACATTCAATGATCTGTAAAGTTTAGCTTGAAAATATTTGATATCTGTAATTTCACCTAAATTTTGACCTCCAGGAAGAGTTGAAATTTCAGTTCCTCTACCACCTTCTCTACGAGGAAGCCAGAAATCTTCAAGCATGGCCATGAATTTTTTATCGTCACGAATTTCACCCGTTGCTGAGTCATAGACCATTTTATTTCTATATCTCATCATTACGTCACGAAGATATTGCTCTGCCTTCATTTTGGGCAGATTTCCAACATCAATATAAAAAATTCTACGTTCTGGAGCACGGGACAATCTGTAAATAACCAAAGAATCTTCAATCATTCTCAATTGGTTAAGTGACTTAATTGCCTTATTTAAATATGATAAAGTTGTTCCTTTATTTCTATCTACTAATCCAGAAGTGCAATAAGCAATTGCGTCTCTTGCTATCTTAACTCCCGACTTTGCTGTTGATCCAATATTTGAAGGATTTCCTGGACCAACTGGATACGATGTTCTTGGAGTGTATAAAAAATACTCCTCAATTTCTGGAAAATTGAAGGTCATTGGATCTTCTTCTGAAGATTTTAATTGGGAAACTGTGTTTCCGTTATTATTATTTTTCTTTTTTTCCTGCCTAACATATCTAATTTTCATGGAATCGATATATCTCAATTCCTGAATTCCATCCTGAGGACTTTTTAAATCTATTACTTTATGATAAAAAATTCTTCCATCAATATACCAGTTTCTGTATATTTCGTGGCATTTTTTATCAAAATCCAATAATGTTAGAATATATTTAAATTCTTCTCTTATTTTTTTCTTAATGCCATCACTGGCATTTAAATTTGAAAGTTCTATTTGTACAGGACTATCATTAGAATCCGATACAATTGCTTCGTTTACAATATCTTCAATGGCACTATCCACTTCAGGATGTAGTGCCATTTCTCTATATTTTTTAAGTAACTCAAATTCATTACGATAGACACCTTCAATATCTACATATGAACCAAAAAAACCACTGGTCAAATAGTGATCAACCCCGTCCTCATGATTCATGGGAACGGGGGATAATGCAGATTTTGGTAATCTATCTTCGTCTTCAATAGAAAACCCGAACAACTTAGCCATTATTAATATACGGTATTTTCTATTATTTATGTAAGATCTTAAAACACTTAATCAGACAACACGACCATTAGTGTCATCATCAATTTCAAAGTACTGAACCTGGAATTCTACGGTGAACTCCTCAATGGTATCTCCAGTATCATAAGAAAGATCGATCTGAGAAATATTAGTTGGGAAAATATCCCAGAACTTATATGCTCTCAATACGGTAACGGCATCTCCAGATGCATTGAAACCTGGCCCATCAATATCTGGGGTGTTTCTTACTCTGGTGCCATTTCTTTGATCAGATCTTCCAAGTTGATAGACATATGCCTCCTTCATGTAAGACTCTGGATTAACTGCACCAGTTGCGTTATCCAACTTGGCAATTAAGTTCATCCATCTTTCAAAAGCATGTCTCAGGTTGAAGTCTTCATCATTGATGACTGTTACTGTCCATGTATCGAATGTTCTGTCTCCAGCAACTTTAAGAATTCTTCCTCTAAAAGGAATTTCAACTGGAGCAACATTAGATGCTGGAAGTGCAGCAGCTTTACAGAAAAATCTAAAGTCAATTTGTTCTTTTTCTGACCATACTCCCGCAACTTCCGTTGGGAATGCGGGTAAGCTAACTTCAAACAGGTTAGGTCTTGAACCACCACCTCTCAGCCTATTTTTAAAGGATGTTAGGTTTTTTAAACTTGGTCCGTTTGCGAGAATAGACATTGTTAGTTTCCTCCTTCGTTTTTATTTATACTCAAGATTAAACCGTACCAGCTACTTCTTCAAAACTTACACCCGTTCTGGTTGCAACGAAGGTAAGAGTTACATAATTAATAGATTTGGTTGGCTTCAGGTATATATCAGCACGGAATTCATTATTATCAATTACATCAGGAGTGTTATTTGACTCATCGCAAACAACCAGATAACCATACAATCCTCTCTTAGACTGAATATCCGAAAGGTATGGTTCAACTACATTGACAAAATTGGATCTTGTAATTTCATCGTTAAGTTCAAAGAGTTGTGCATCTGCTAATTTTGCCAATGCTTGCTCTACGGTAAGGAACAAACGACGAACGTTAATTCTATCAAATGCGGATGCGTATCCAAGAGCAGTCTTATCTCCGAAGAGTAGAGTTCCAATTCCTCTTTGAGTGATAATTGGATTTACTCTTGCGACATAAAGTTCATCTCTCTGGGACTTGTCAGGGTTATATGCAAGTTTGACCGCATTATTTAAAATTCCTCTTTGCTGTCCAGCAGGAGAGAACCATGGATATGCTTCGATAGAAGTTCTTACGCAAAGTCCGGCAACATCTCCATTACATGGAATGTATCTGAACTTATTGTTAAATCTATCATATGTATACTTATATCCACTATCAAAGATTGCATAAGATGAAGATGAAAGTGTGCTGAAGAATTCAACAACATTTTCTGTAATTGTATCTGGACTGAGGAAGACGGTTCCATCTCCGACAACATCTGCTCTATGAGGAGAGATACATGCGATACAATCTTTTCTGTCTCTTGCAATTGCAATTAAGTTTTCTGCCTTTGCCTGTGACTCAAGCTTATCTTCTAAACCTGGACCCATGAGCAGATAATCTACAGCAATTTCATCTTTGTTTGCAAAATAATCATATCCGTTCAGCAATTCTCCAAGAGTTGCTCTGAAACTTCCAGCAACAACACTTGATCCTGCACTAACGCTAACTTGATTATTTGCAGCAACAATTACAGATGCTGCAGATGCACTTGTTACTGGAGCAACATAGTCGTTACCTCCGGCAAGAGTGTATGATTTATTTCCAAGCAAGGAGAACCATATTTCTCTTGCTGGTTGATGCCAAAGACCTTGTGAAGTGGTATATGGAGTAATTCCAGAAGAAAATCCTCCAGCAACAACAACTTCGTTGTTTGAGATATCCGATGGATTATCTCCCCACCAAATGTACTTGGAATATGTTCCAACATAATCCTTATAGAACAGTCTTGTTGGAGCATCGACAGCTGATACTGTATCAGTTGCTTTTGAAAGGTTGGGGAATTTCTCAAGAAGATTTCCTTTGATTCCTGAAATTTGTCCAAACTCATCAAATATTGCAACGTGAATTGCATCTCCTCTACCATTTCTGTCCAATGCATATTGGGTTGTTAATGGTTTTGGTGCAATATTCTTCCAGAATACATTTCCAGTATCTAAAGCAATAAATTGCTCATTATACCAGTCCTTAATTTGATTTCCTTCAGTAATATCAACAGTTAATAAGTTTGCGTTTGATCCATTTGAGAACTGAACTCTGTTTCCTGGTTTAAAGGAAGCATGTCTTGATCTATTTTGGTAAACTACCTTCTCCTCGGTTCCATCGGAATTAACTTTTGATGTTATTACGACATCAACTGTTCCAGCACCTGCATTAACTCCAGTTACGATTGCCTTTAAGAATCCGGTTTCTGTTGCAAATCCACCACCGGTATCATTTCTTCCAGATCTTCTAACTGGCTTTCTTACGTTGCTGATTGAAACAGTAGCTGCAGCTCCAACAGTTACGTTAGTAACGCCAGATCCAACAACTAATGTTTGGTCGGCAAAATTATCAATAACTGCTACTTTTAATGAGTTTGCCCAAGTACCAGGATTTTTTGCAGCAATGATATAAGGTACAACACCATCAGAGTTTGATGCATATGTTGCCTCATTTTCAATCTTGACTTCTCCGGCAGATGCAGATCCTGCTTCTGTTACAACACCTCCAACATTGAATGCAAGTTTAATTGCACTACTTGATCCAGCAACAGTGTCGTTAACATACAGAATATCATTGTTGACATATCCTGATCCATTGTTGACAACTGTTAATGAAGTAACAGCTCCAGTTTGACCTATGCCAACTTCAATAATAGCACCAGTTCCATTAGCACTATTGGTAGTAAAACCATATCCTGTGTTATTTAAATCTCCTAACTGCCCAAGAACATATGTTCCGGGAGTTCTGTTATTGTCGAGTGCTGAACCTATTCCAGTTGTGATTTGTGCAAGACTTGTAATTTCACCTTCTTGAGTAGTTCTTGAAGATGCGTTTACAATATTGTCACTGTTTGTTCTT